GTTTCTCCGTGTTGCGACTTACGATAGCATTGCGCCAGACCTAAGAGATTTCAAGGGGGTAGATCAAATATTTATTTGTTGACTATCAAGTATTTTAGAAGAATCTGCCATGTAACAAGGTTGTAAACGGGATAAATCGGGGCTTAAAGGGTAGGGAACTATCCCCGCCGCTTAATCGATTTCAGGCGTAAACCGAAAAACGAGCAAAGAAAGAGCAACGGTTACGATTGACCGACTCTTGACCAGTTCTAACAGCCCGGCGACGGGGAAACGTCGCAACCAACTTATCACGGGAAGGATAACGGTAGAAACGCCGTTGACGGCTCAAAAGGTTATGCGCGTAAATCGTAAGCGCCTTTTCGGCTGACGTTTCATCATAGGAAATTAAAGTCGGTGACTTGTCACCTGACGCACAAAAGACCTTGAAAAGGGTTATTTGGTTGTTTTTCCCCCTGTTAGAACGGGAGATAACAATCGCCAATCCGCAAAACGCCTTTGAATATCAGCGAGTAGTTGCTCACTCGACAAATTTTAAATGCCTTAATTTCGTTTTTCTTAAACCTATATCGGAGGATATACGTCAAATGGAACAAAATAACGCAAATTCACAACTTACTAAGCAAATCGCTGACCTCACCAACATCGATCGTCTCATTGGAAACACGTTGAATTTACTATCCGATATTGAAATTAAAGGCGCCTATGCCTCGCCGGTCGCTGAAATCCAGACCTGGTTGACAGGCTTTAAGTCTACCATCCAAGCCCAAAAGCAAGCGCTAGAGGCAGCCTTGCCTAAGCCAGACGCTGTAGAAGCGAAACCAGTCGATCTTGCGGAAGTGAAAGGCTAGAGTGTTGCATCTCGGCAGGAACGTTGCTATAAAAAGACCCCCCATGCACCAGTACGGCCGTTCCCTTTGGTGGGATGGAAAAACCCTATAGTGCCATACAAAATATATAAGTGTCAGCAGTTTTTATCTCGGAGGAGAGAAGAACATGAAGATTGAGAGATTCTTACCCCATTTGGTGACCGTAGCGCTCTTGGCCATGTCAGCTATATTCCGCAACCCGGCCTATGCTTTTGCAAGCATGGTGAGCGTCCTAGGCATTCTGGCGCATAGTGTGGTTGTTGAGCGCATGGCTGCCTTGGCGGCTCGTACTCCGGCGACTGATGACGGCCTTAAACGCGCCGTTCAGGATATGAACGCTCGTATCGCAACAATCGAGTACGGGATAAAGCAAAGAGGATTCTGATCTTGGATACCGTACTCCAATGTCCAAGAGGCCACACCAAGACCGCAGAGAATACCTTCGGAAAGAACCAATGTAAGGCATGTCATAAAATGGCCGTCGCGGCTTACGAGAAGACCGACAAGGCAAAAGCATATCGCCGCAAACAAGGTGGCTCCCCGATTACACGGCTATACAGAAGTGAGTGGTACGCTAAGAATCGCGAGAAAATGCGGACTTACCATCGGATGAGGGCATACAATCTATCCATTGCCGAGTACGAGATGCTAGTCGCTTCCCAGAATGGTCGCTGTGCCATTTGCGGTATTCTAGGGTCAGATACCCCAAAAGGTTTAGTTGTAGACCACAAGAAAGGGACCAAAGAGGTTAGGGGCCTCCTCTGCAATGTCTGCAATTCCCATGTGGTACACGTTGTCGAAGACTACGGAGATCGTTTAGAAGCAGCGAAGGTATATTTAGAGAGGAACAAATAATGCTTACCTTTGGAACCGTAGTTGCCTTGAACAACCTTCTTGCGTTAAAGGCGTTCTATACCTTCCTGTTCAACTACAATCTGCACGAGAAGCCGTCGTTCTTTGAGAAGTTGTGGCTACCTCGCCTTGCTCGGTGGGTGGAAAGACGAGCCTTGGCGACGATGACCGAGCTTTTAAACGATGAAGGAGCTAAACGTGCATCAGTCAGCCTCAACGACGTTTCTGGCGATTTCTTTAGTATTCTGTATTGCGTTCATAACCCACAAGAAGTGGTGAAGATTAAGTCAGGAAGAGAGCTTTTTATCGTTCTAGCGAATATGGCCCTTGAATTTGAGAAGATCAAGAAACCCCGTGAAAGTGTCCAGCTTGGTGGATAAGCCTCTTGGGAACCATCCCAAGCCTCCTATAAGGCCAAAGAGTACCGGGCGCCCAAGAGGGCCTCAAGAGCCCCGGAAGCTACAGGTTAAGAAACGGGTGTTGGGGAAATGGAAGACACACCCGGTTGACAAGATGGTGAGGATTGCCAACTTCATCGAAGCCAGCAATCCTGAATTAGCAGCGAAGATTTGGATGAGGCTCTTGGATTCCTGTGAGTTGGAGGAGAAGGCGAAAAAGGGCTACATGCCGCCAGTGGCGGGGAATGAGAGCGCAGCCGAAGCGGAGGCTTTGAGAGCTTTAGAGGAAGCGGAGAAAGATGACCAAGTTACCCCCCAAAGCGATTCAAATGGCGTGGCAGACGGGGCGGCTTCGCTACAAGCTGAAACCAGTCCAGCGGAAGATTTACGACTCGATTCAGAAGTCTAAAGACCTAATTTACGTTTTGAATTGTTCCCGTCGTCTCGGGAAGTCTTACACCATGGCGCTGTTGGCCATTGAGACGGCCATCCGTAACCCGGGGTTTCAGATTCACTTTGGTGCCCCTTTTCAGAATGGCTTAAAGAAGTTTATTCTCCCAATTTTCAATGAAGTTCTCAAAGACTGTCCTGACAGCCTCCGTCCTCAATGGAAAGTGGCCGAACAACAGATGGTCTTCCCGAACACAAGCATTATACAGCTTTGCGGTACGAACAACGGTCAATTTGACAACCTACGTGGAAACAAATCCGACCTATTTATTCTGGATGAAGCCGCGCAAATAGACTGCGTGGATGATGTCATTAACGGAGTAGCCCTACCGCAACTTTTAAGCAGCACGAATCCGGCAAAGAAGATCATTCTTCCGAGTACGCCACCAGTTACGCCAGATCACCCCTTCAAGCGTTACGCCGAGGGTGCTAAAGCAAGTGGTGCCTATTCGCATTTCACGATCTACGATGCGGGATATCCGGCAGATGAAGTCGCAAACATGATCGAGAAGATGGGCGGAATAAATTCCACCACCTGTCGTCGAGAGTTGTTTGCCGAATTTGTCGTCGATTCAACCCTGCATATTGTACCGGAATGGGATTCGGCGAAGTACGTCAAGGAGGTTGAGAAAGATGACCATTTTCAGTTCTACACCATCGTGGAAGGTCTGGACATCGGATACCGAGACTTCACAGCTTTCATCCTCGGTTATTATGACTTCCTCGCCGCAAGAGTTGTTATCGAATACGAGTTCGCTTTAAAGGAAAACGACTTCACGACCAAGGTTCTGGCAGAAGGCATCAAGGAATGTGAGAGTGATTATAAGAAAATTAATCAGACGAGAATTCGACGCATTTCTGATAACAATAATCTCAATCTCCTTGCAGACCTGTCCCGTTTACACCAGCTACCTTTTGCTCCGATTACTAAAAATGCAGGGACCGGAACAGACCGAAGAGGCAAAGAATGGATGGTAAGTCAGGCAAGAAAGTGGATAAACGATGGAAGAGTCATTATCCACCCTCGTTGCAAGATGCTTATAGCGTCATTGGAATTTGGCGTATGGAAGGCGGGCCACGCAGAATTCGCGCGGAGCGAGAAGCTCGGCCATTACGACTTCCTCGATTCTTTGATTTATTTGTGCGCGGGACTCCTCCCCGCCGTTCAGAACGTAAACCCCATTCCGCCGCTGTATAAGATTAATGTGGCGAATACAATGTTTCCGAATGGAACGCCCGTTCAACACTCGAATCAACAAGACGACGAGCTTCGTAAAATTTTTCGTTTAGGCTGGAAAGGATAATCCATGGATCGCGTTTTCTCCGAAAACTACTGGGCCTCCGAGCCAGATACGCTCGCTCTCATATCCTTCTTATCGCAGAAGGTTTCAGATTTTGACCGTTACATCGATATGTCGGGCCGTTGGCTCACCGCCCGTGATCTGTACTACAACTATTATCTGATCAATGAGACGAACTACACGTTTCCGACCTTTGGCGCGGATGGTTTTAAGCGGCTAAACATCAACCATTTCAGAGCAATTTTAAAGCACATGCTCTCGCTCGTTACCTCGCAGCGTGTAGCACCCGAACCAATCGCCACAAACACGGATTTTAAATCACAGGCCCAAGTCAACTTCTGCAAGAACATTCTTCGCTACCTCGAAAAAGAAAAACGGCTGGATGACAAATTTGAATTGGCCACAGAAACGGCGGTTGTTCTCGGAGCGGCCTACATTTCTCGTGAATGGGACGCCAGCCTTGGTGAACCCCAAGCCGCTGATCCGACGACTGGAACGGCCCAACGGAAGGGTGATTTTGTCACTAGCGTGTACAACTGGCTGGACGTTATCTTCGACTTCGCTTCTGGAAGCTATGACGACACATCGTACTGCATTCTTCGTAAATACGTTAATCGTTGGGATTTGATCGCTAAATTTCCGATGTATGCAGACCAGATCAAGAGCATGTCTGTTGCGCCAGAAGTAAAGCGCCACCGTCTCGGGCATATCATCAACGAAGCCAACGATGATCTCATCCCACTTTACACGTTCTACCACAAGAAGACTGCGGCAATGCCGGATGGCCGCACCACGCTCTTTCTTGATTCGAACACCTGTTTGTTCGACGGTGCTTTGCCCTATAAACGCGTCCCCGTTTCGAGGATTGCCGCCGATGATCAAATTGATAGTCCTTTTGCCTATTCGGTTTCGATGGATTTACTTCCGATACAGAAAGTTTATAATGCCCTTTGTAGTGCTATCTGTACTAACCAAGCTGCTTTTGGCGTACAAAATATACTCATACCTCGCGAGGCCGCGATAAGCCTGACGCAACTCACCGAGGGCCTCAATGCCATCTACTACGATCCGCAGATAACGAACGGCGCGAAGCCAGAGCCTCTGAATCTGTTGATGAATAAGAAAGAAGTGTTCGATTGGATCGAATACCTCGAAAAGAAGATGGCCCAAATTTCAGGAGTTAATGATACCATCCAAGGCAATCCAGAGGCGAACCTCAAAAGCGGCACGGCCCTCGCCTTCGTGGCTTCCCAAGCCCTTACCTTCATCAGTCCTCTCTCCCGCTCGTACACCGGGCTTATTGAGGACACTTGGACAGGTATCATTGACATCCTGAAACAGTATGCCACAACGCCGAGAATGATCCTCATTTCCGGTGTGTCAAACAAAGCGCAAGCCGAACAATTTACGAACAAGGATGTCGAAGACATTGATCGCGTGATCGTAGAAGAGGGGAATCCTCTTACGCAAACGCTTGCTGGACGTATCCAAGTGGCCCAAGACTTGCTCCAAGCGGGCCTTTGCACCAAAGAAGAATACCTTAACGTTCTCACGAGCGGGCAACTTGAACCTGTCTACGCTTACGAGAACGGCCTTGTCATGCAGGTCAAAGAAGAGAATGAACAGCTACAGGCCGGGAAGCCGGTCAAAGCCATGGCCACGGACAATCATCCGCTCCATATTCGTGAGCATACAGTCCTTCTGAATTCTCCCGAAGTGCGGGACGACCCCGATCAGACCGTGGCCAATGCGGTGACGCAGCATCTCTTGTCACATACGAATATGTGGAGTCAGATGGACCCACGGCTGGGTGCCGCGCTCGGCATCCCGCCTGCTCCGCAGCCGCCACAGCCTCCGGCACCACCGCCTCCGAAGATTTCGGAGCAAATCTCGTTCAAAGACCTGCCGCCAGAGGGTCAGCAGCAGCTTGCCGCCAAGGCTGGAATACAGCTTGGTGCGCCTGCTCCGATGCCGGGAGCGCCAGGAATGCCCCCGCCTGCCGCCGGAGGACCGCCGCCCATGCCGCCACATCCGGGCATGAACACGGGCAAAGAGAACCCCAATGGCTCCAAACACGCCGGAGCCCCAAATTTACCGGGAATTACGAAGGTTCCTCAACCGGGGGGACCACCTCAAATTCCGCCGCCGGGGATGCCCCAGCTGCCCAAGGGTAGTCCAGCGATCAATCAAGAAGCGGCAGCTAAGATGGCCGCGAATGCGCCCCATCTTCCATTCCCCGGTCACTAAATTTAAGGAGAAACAAATGGCCAATCTTAAACAAGGCAACTTTCCGTTACTGACGTATCGGAACATCGATGTACAAACAACGGGTTCCATCATTAAGGCATATGCGGGTGGAATCTTCGACCTTACGATGTCCAATGCCAACGCGGCGATTCGCTACGTGAAACTGTACGATAAGGCTACGGCGCCGACGGCTTCTGATACCCCAGTTCGCACGTATCTTCTTCCGCCGTCTTCAACCGTCGTCGTTCCTGTGCCAGACGGCATCAACTATACGACCGGCATCAGCATTCGCGCATCAACCGGCGTTGCCGATAATGACAATACCGCTCCATCCGCAAATGATGTAATCGTAGATATTGGATATCTTTAAAATTTAGGAGAATCAAAAATGGCTCTTTTAACCAAGGCTCTTAGTTCCACAGACACAGTTGTAACAAGCACCGACGATACAAATTTCCCAAATGGGAGTGGTTCTTTCGCGCCATTTCTTCCGACCAACGGACAAATTCAAATAGACAGTGAAATTATATCATACACCTCACACTACCACGATGAATTCCGTGGACTAACGCGGGGAGCAAGCGGTACAATTGCTGCCGCCCATTTAATCGGAGCGCAGGTTAATCCACTCGCCGTCCAAGAATAGTTGCTGGATGGGCCGTATAAAATTTCACGAGGAATCCCACCCACCCGCAGATGAGCGCGGACGGTTAAAAGGAGAAAAACCATGGCAGATATGCCTAATGTTCCAGCCGCACCCGCAGTATCAACGAATGTAGCCCCAGCCGCACCAGCGGGAGATGTCAAAGCCCCGATTGATGCGAAAGTAGCGGCCCCAGTCGACACGAAGGCCGCCGATGCAATCCAAACTAACACCCCAGCAGAGAAAGCAGTAATTCAGAAGATCAAAGTCGGAGATACGGAGTACGATGAAACCACTTTGGCCTCGATGATCGAGAAAGCCAAAGGCGCCGATAAGAAGTTTTTGGAAGCGGCACAGGCTCGTAAAGAAGCCTTGCGTTTCTTCAAATTGGCGAAAGAGAATCCGAGAGAGTTCCTTGAGAAGACAGGAGTTGACCCTAAAAAGTTCTCCTACGATGAAGTAGCCAAGGACATTCAGGATAAACTTCGTGACCCACGGGAAGTGGAACTCGAAAAGGCGCGGAATCGCCTGAAAGAGTACGAAGCGAAAGAAGCAGAGGCGAAAGAGAAGTTTGAAGCCGAACGTTTAGAACGGCAGAGCAAAGCTATTGAACAGCGGATGCACGCAGAAGCGATTGCAGCCCTTGAGAAGCATCCGGCGATTCCGAAGAACGGTTTCTCGGTTGCGAAGATGGCGAAGTACATTGACACTGTGCAGCAGAAGACGGGAGTGTTGCTCTCATTTGAAGATGTTGCCGGAGTCATCGAGTCTGATATTCGTTCGGAGATGTCAGGAGTCCTGAAAGGCGCGACCGCCGAGCAGTTGATCGGGTTAATCGGGCCAGAAGGGGCGGAGTTGATCCGAAAGTATCACCTCGACCAACTCAAGAACCCGTTGTCAGGTGGTAAAGGTGCCGTGGGTAACGGGCAAGCAAAGCCGGAACAGAAGAAATGGAAGAACAGCCAAGACTTCTGGAAGACGATCGACAGAGCCGCTAAGGCCGAGCGGGGTGAGTAATCGTGGCTGATAAAGCGACTCCCAAAAAAGCTGTTGTCGTACAAGCGTACTACTTAATTCCGAAGAACGGAGGGTTTCAACTCCGTCGTGTCCACATTGAAAATGATGTGGTGCTGACAGACGAAAAAGTGAGCGATCCAGATGCGTGGAATCAAGTGTTTGACGTTCTCGAACAAGAATTGAGTAAGCCGTTTCAGTAGATTCTGTGGGTGAGATTTAAACACCCCGGTCAGAGGTTGATCGCTCTGCTCGTTAACCTTCGTAGCGTATGGTCGTGCCAGCGGCCCTAGACGGTACCATACGTCACTGGCAAACTTTCGCGGAGTGGAGAAACGGTATCTCGTCAGCCCCATAAGCTGAAGACAGTTGGTTCGACTCCAACCTCTCGCACCCATTTAAATCCACTTACCTCGGCCAGAGATAGTGGTCCCTGCAAAGGGGTAGGAAATAATGCGACATGACAAGATGAGACGGTGAAACTTAGGAAC